CTTAAATTGCTTACTGTATTCATTAGTAGCTTCTGTATTAATTATGATAGCATCTTCATCATATAATGATACAAAAGTTCTTTTAGCATATTCTAGTGCTTTTTCAAAACTATCAAATTCATCTCTGATAACTGTTTTGCCATTAAAATATAAAGAATCTTGAGAATGTTGAAGTATATACATTGGTTTAAATTTTAATTGTTTTACAACACACTTGTTAATAGGTAGTGTTGAACACCTGATTTAAATAGTTTACTCTATGTTAAAAAGCTATACAATAGTGGGAATGATGAGAATAATTTCTTATAATACAACCTCTTACAAGAAATAAGGTGGATTTCTCCACCTTATCCTAACCAAACAAACCGAGATAAATTCAACAGAAGATGAACTCTAATTAATAAAAAGAAGGCTTTCGCCTTCTATTTACTTTACAGTGTTCTTCATAGCTTCGGTAGTGTCAAAGCTGTCCAATGTAATGCCAAAGTCACTAGCATTAGCTGTTAAGCCAAATGGTAAATGACTTGCAGTTACAATAGTACTAAGCACTCTCTTATTGTTAACAAGAGTTGGGAATACAGAGATTGTGCATAGAATTTCCTCACCTTCAGAAAGACCATAATCAGCATTCTTCTTCCAAATTATGGCTCTCAATGAGAGTCCTTCTTTGTCTTTCAATGTGCAAGAATAGTATTCCTTTTTATTCTTGCCTTTACTCACTTTAGCTTGTGAGGTTAATTTGTGAAATTTAAAACAAGCTTCTGCCTGCTTCATTTCAGGATAACCTTCCACGTTAACGTCATGGAAGTTTCCAATTGCAATAGGTACAATAGTAGCCATAAGTATATATTATTTAATTGTTTACGATGAAAATGTGGTTTTGGTATGGGGTACACCGCAAGCCACAAAACCAGGGAGGGAGGGGTGTGGGGGGTACTTTCTAAATACAAAAACTCAAAAAAAAATTTAAAAAATTTAAAAAATTTAAAAAATTTAAAAGTACTTTTTTATTAAAAAGCTATGAAATACAGAAAATATTTTCATTTTTTTGAACCAGAATCCAAAAACTACTTTATATTATAATAGTAACACTATAGTATCCTGAGAACATATTATAGATTCAGATGGTGAGTAACTCATTGAGATCAACCCCATTTAGGTGCAGGTTAGAGTCTTATAAATAATAAGAAGAAGTCCAGCAGGTTACTAAAAATGTTCTTAATATAAGTTTGTAGGCACTCCCAGGGTAAAAGAATAACAGTGAGCAATGCTCCCCCTAATGGCTTTGATGGAAATTAATAGAGTGTGTAGGTTTAATGTACTGGTACTGACGAAATTTAAGAATAATAATACACTAAAGGATATTCACAAGATATCCTATAGGGAATCTTATATTTAATAATTAAAATTATGATAAATACAATTAAAGAGTTTTACAGTACTAATACTGAATTATTAGGATATATTATAACACCTAAAGCTAAAAAGATAGGTACAGCTATAATATTATTTTTAATCATATATAAAATGTTATGAAATTTGAACGTACAGGAAAATTATTTGTGTACATAATTCTAGGAATTTTAGCATTATGTGCTTTATTACTTGCAACAGGTAATATGTAATGGAATTAAAGGTTTTACGTAATAAACATTACTTTAGACCTATTAGAATTAAGATGGTGTCTATTAATGATGTTTTTACTAGGATTTTTACATTTACTAAAAGTACATTAACAGAGTTAGCTTATTCTCAACTTAATAAGTTAACAGGATTTAGTACAGATCCTCTAATGCTTAATTCTATTAGAGTAGCTTTTAAAGCTAATAAAGGATATATATATTTATATTCTTATATAAGAATAAATGGAATACATGTTAGAGAATATGATAAATATATAGGTAAAGTACTCATTGATAATGAAGTACAAATAAAGATATTAAGAACAGATGATAATATATTATATAATATAACACAGAATGATACAGTGTTTTTATGTTCAATTAGGTTAAGTATATCAACATTTTTATTTGGGTTTGAGCATAATCCGTATTACGGAGGAAGATATCCAGCTCCAAATGATATGATAATACAAAGAGATGATAATACAGATAAAATACAAAAACATAAGAGATTTTTATATAAAGTACTTTACTTTTTTAAATCCTTATTTAAAATTAAATAAGAATAGTATAGAAGTATTATCTGCGTATTGTACTCTGTATCATAAATATAAAGACTATAATAAAGATAATCTTTATAATATTTTATTCTCAGATAGTACATCTAAAGCTATTCAAGAGAAAATAGGATTAAGCCCTATAAAATATAAAAGAGCTTTTAGTACTTTAAAGAATAAAGGTTATATATTAGATAATTCTATAAATACTAAATTACTTCATTTTAGTGTTAAAAATGATAATAAAATACAATTAGAATTTAATGAAGAAAAGTAATATAACAGATGAGGAGATATTATTGGAATTATGTTCAGAATATAATTTACCAATGTATAAGATGAAAGCTATTTGTCATTATCCTTTTAAGTATGCTCTTGAAATAATGAGAAGAATGAATGATGATACTATTCTTTTACCATCATTTGGTAAATTCTATATGAATAGGAAACGACACTTAGCTGGTAAAATAACAAATAAGGATTTAAGAGAATACATGGAAATATATAAAAAAGATATTATAGATAAAAAAGATGCTAAAAAAGATAAAAGAAATAGCTCAAGGGTATTATAATTTATTTACAGGTAACGAGGAAGAGTTAATGAATAATAGATTAGAAATATGTACAGTATGTGAGTACAATAGTACTCCTAATGAAATTACTAATGTTTCTTATTGTAAATCTTGTGGATGTGGTCTTAAAGCTAAGGCTGCTTCCCCTGATAGTTCTTGTCCTAAAGGTTATTGGAATGCTCATAGATCTACAGACAAAAGTTGATATCTTTAAACAAGATAAAAAAGGTAAGAATACACTTTTTAAAAAAAATGTTATTCAAAGAGTATTTATAGATACTCTTGATATAGAAAGTATCAAAGAAAATATTAATGCAAAAGGTAATATAGATAAGAGTACTTGTATATTATATGTAAAAAATATAGGAGAAATTCTTATAAATCATTCCTTTGATTATATAAAAGGATTAAAATTAAAAAATAATCAAATCGGTTTTAAGTTAAATCAAATTTCAAATGAAAGAAAAAGAAAGAAAAGTAAATCAAAAAACATTTAAGGTAAGAAGACAACGAGTATTAGTTCGTCTTATAAAAGAAAGTTCAATGATTGGTTTATTGTATAAACCAGGTACAGCAGTAAATGTAGAGCCATATGCAGAAGTAGTATCAATATCTGATGATATAACGGATTTAAAGGTAGGAGATAAAGTATTATGTAATTTCAGTAATTCTAGTATATCATTATTTGATGAAGCATATACAATGATTAATGATTATGATGTACTTGCTGTACTATCAGATGATATTTGTTCTGAGATAACAAATAAAAATATATCAGAAAGTACTAAAGATAAACTATTAAACTAATGAAAATTAAATCAGAGTTTCTTATAAATGGTCAAACAGTTAAAGTAATATTTGATGATGAAAAGATGCATAAAGAAGGAGCACTTGGTTTATGTTACTCTGATCAAAATAAAATATATTTAAGTAGAACAACTATAGATGAGGGTAAGAAGATTAAATTACCAGCTGATAAAATACAATCTGTGTATATCCATGAAGTTCTTCATTATATCTTAGATACTATGGGAGAAGTTGAATTATCAGCTAATGAGAAGTTTGTAGAAACATTTAGTTCTTTATTACATCAATTCTTAAATTCAAAATAATAAATGAAAGGTGTTCAAGTATGGGATACTGATAAGAATTTCTGGGAAGTTAATCCTTACTTTAAATTACTTAAAAAATACAATAATTTTTATTCTTTAGATAAGAGCAAAAACAAGAGTACTTCATCAACTGTAATGTGGAGTATATGTTTGCTTATGGACTCTTCTTCAATGTTTAAAGACATGAATCTTGAGGATAAGAAAAACATGATAATTCTTGATTTTGTAAAAGATAAGATTAAAGATTTTTCTTTTGATAATTATACAGAATACATTAATGAGTACAATATTTTTAAGAGTGCTACTCAAAAACAAATGGATGAATGGATTAGGTTAATGAATGAGAAAACTGAGTACATGAAGTCCTTAAAGTACAATAGAGAGAATGCAGAACATATAGAAGAACTCTTATTAAGTAATACTAAATTGTATAATGAGTACGAAAAATTAAAATCTAAATTAGAATCTGAAAGTGATTTTGGTGTTGTTAAAGGTGATCAAGAAGAAAGTCTATCTGAAAAAAATATTATATAGTGGTAAATAGAGAATATTTTACTGAAAAATTAGAAGTATTTCATCCTAAATCATCTGATTACGTAAAATATTGGCAAGAACAAAAAAGAAGAATCATTGAGGGATATTGGGTGGGTAATTATTTTTGCCCACCTTCTCTTTATTTTTATCTTAATTTTGGTACAATTTGGGTTAAGAAGTCATTACATTCAAAATCTCAAATAAAAGGAAGACCAAGGAATCTTGATTATTTATATGATAAATTAAGTATTCCTTATTTATTATCAAGAGGAATATCAGGATTTGAAAAAACTGGGAACATTTCAAAAACAGAAATTAAAGATATATTATACAATGGTTCTCCATCTGGAGCATTAGGCAGACCATTATATGAGAATCTACCATGTAATCTTTTATTATTATCTAATCGTGGTTCTGGTAAAACATCATGGGCTGCTAATGAATGTGTTCGTGAATTTATAACAGATTCTGCTAAAGAATATATCCCAGGAGTAAATGAAACAAAAGCTGAAATAATAGTAGGAGCTTATGATGCTAAATTTAGTTCAATACCTATTGGTATTATTCAATTAGCATTATCTGAATTACCTGGATCCCAGACTATAGGGGATAGATATTATCCATCTCCACTTTCTAAAATAATATCTGGATCATTCTTACCATCTAAAGATGCACAACATCTTTATACAAAGAAAATAGGTGGTAAATGGAAAGAATTTGGTACACGTTCTATAATTAAACATAGAACATATAAAGATAATCCATTTGCTTCTCAAGGTGGTAGGTATACACTTAAATTAGCTGAAGAAATAGGTATGTGGAATAATCTCTTAGAATGTCATTATGCTGATGAAAATCAGGTAATTGGTAACTCTAAGCTTGGTACAACTATATATATTGGTACAGGTGGTGATATGAAAGGTGGAGGATCCTTAGCAGCATATAAGATGTTCTATGATCCTGAAGCATATAACTGTATAGCATTTGATGATGTATATGAGAATAAAGGAAAAATAGGATTATTTTTATCTGCTATTGATACTAAAATTGATTACAAGGATGAAAAAGGTAATACTAATAGAGAATTAGGTAAAATAACAGAAGAGAAGATAAGAGAATCTAAAAAGAAAGCTAAAGATCCAGGAGTATATGATGAATACTTAATATATAATCCTTTAATACCATCTGAGATATTTTTACAAACAAGTTCTAATATATTTCCTACAGTTGATTTAACTAAAAGATTAACAGATCTCGAAACAAATTCAAAATATAAAGATTCAGAATACATTGGTGATATATATTATGATTCTGATGATAACAGATATAAATGGAAACCAAATCCAATATTAAGACCTATTTATGATTTTCCTTTAACAAAAAAAGATAATCAAGGTACTCCTGTTATTTATGAACATCCTTTTGAACTTGAAGATCATTCTGTTCCATACGGAAGATATATAGCAGGTATGGACCCATATGATCATGATAGTTCGGAATATAGTCTTTCATTAGGTTCATTACTTGTATATGACAGATTACATGGTAGAATAGTATGTGAATACACAGGTAGACCTAGTACAGCTAATGAGTTTTTTGAAACATGCAGAAAGATTTTAAAATATTATAATGCTACATGTTTATACGAAAATGAAAAGAAAGGATTTTATCAATACTTAGAAAGATATAATGATACATATTTATTATTAGATCAACCTAGAGTATTAAAAGATATAACTCCAGATAGTAAAGTAAATAGAGAAAAAGGTATGCATATGACAGATAAATTTAAGAAATATGGTATCTTAATGATAAATAACTTTTTAAGAGCATCAGCTGAAATAAAAGATGCTCCCGAAATAACAAATGCTCAAAGAATAAGATGTATTCCTTTACTTAAAGAATTAATAATGTATAATTCAGATATAAATGCTGATAGAGTAATGGCTATGGTTACATTAATGTATCATATAGAAGAATTAAAGAAGTATGAATATAAAGAAGAAAACACTATAATTCCTATACAAGATTCTGCATTTTTTAAGAAACAATTATTTAAAAAGAAAATGATATATGTTTAATTCAAATATATTAAAAGATTCAAGTGGAAACTCATTTCCATCCCAAAAGAAAACATATTTTCAAAAAACAGAAGATTGGAAAAGAAAATGTGTTGATGGTGTTATACAGCAATGTAATACCTTTCAAAATAAGAGGAGATCTTCTTTTAAAAATAAAAGAAGAAATTATGATCTTATGAATAATAAGATCATAAAATCTGATTTCGACTATGTTACCAATCCTTTAGGTATCGGGCTTTCAGACCTTAAAAACTTTGAAATGCCAGCTACTCTACAACCATATGATGTACTATCACCTATATTTAATGTATTATTAGGAGAGGGTACAAAGAGATATTTTTCACCAGTTGTAAGAGCTATAAATGCTGACTCAATTAATATGAGGGAGGTTACTAAAAATAATGAGTTATTAATGATGCTTAGAGATTATTTGATATCAGAAGAAGCTGATGAACAGTATCTTGAAGCACAATTAAAAAAATTCAATTCTTATACTCCTGCTGATATAAGAGAATCTCAAGCACAACATTTAATAACAATGCTTCAAAAATATGAAAAAACAGATATTACATTTGAAAATGGGTTTTTTAATAGTCTTGTTGTAGGTGAAGAAATTTATGATATTAAAGATGTAGCAGGAAGAGTTAAATTAAGATGTGTTAATCCACTGGAAATTAATTATATACTATCAGTAAATTCAGATAATATTGATGATGCTGAAAAGATATATGAAAAAAATTTCATGAGTGTGTCTGAAATAATAGATGAATTTTATGAAGTTCTAACTCCTGCTCAAATAGATGATTTAGAAAAACATGGAGCTGGAGATACTACATTCTATAACTATGATTTTAATAATGTACCCGTACAAGATTATTTTCCAGATGGTTCTATGTTTTTGGGAGATAATATACCTGTAATTAATAGTATTGATGATTTACACGATTCTGAGTTTGGTATAGCTGTACATAGGGTACGATGGAAATCTAAAAGAAAAATAGGTATTCTCCATTATATAGATGAGAATAATGAAGAACAAGAAATGTATATTGATGAAGTATTTAAGGTTCCAAAAAACAATCCTGATATATATGTAGAGTATATGTGGATTAATGAAATGTGGGAAGGAGTAAGAATAGGTAATGATTTATACTTAAATATACAGCCAAGAAAGAATCAATTTAGAGAATTAACTAATTTATCAGAATGTAAAACAGGATATGTTGGACATTTATACTCTGCTAAAAATAGCAGATCAGTATCACTAATGGATAGATTAGTACCCTGGTTATATCTTTATCTTATTGTTTGGTACAGAGTTGAATTACTTCTTGCTACAAATATAGGAAGGATAGCACTTGTAGATATTTCTTTAATACCTGATGGTTGGGAATTAGAGAAATGGTTATATTATGCATCAAGTATGAAGATAGGTTTTGTAAATTCATTTAATGAAAGTATGAAACAAAGAGGTGGTAATATGAATCAAAGTACTCAAAATAAATCACTAGATCTTAATACAGGTTCTGAAATACAATTTTATGTATCATTATTAGAATTTATAGAAAAGAAAATTGAAGATACATCTGGAGTTCCTAGACAAAGAAAGGGAGAAATTACATCATCTGAAAGAGTAGGAAATACTGAAAGAGTAATTAGTACTTCAAGTAATATAACAGAACCTTGGTTTAAAATACATGATGATGTAAAATTAAGATGTATAGAAGCAATGCTTAAAGTATGTCAGGATGTAATATCAGAAAGAGGAGATAAAGCATTTTTATATGTTACAGATGATATGAGTACTGTATATGGAACTATATCAAAAAGTGAGTTTCCAAGTGCTGATTTTAAATGCTTTATATCTAACTCATCTAAAGATCTTGCAATTCTTGATACATTTAAACAATATATGTCTGAAGCATTGCAGAATGATAAATTAGATTTCAGTATGATAGCTGATATCATAGGAAATGAAAGTATAGCAGATATTAAATCTAAACTTAAAGAAGCAGAAGCTATTAAGGCTGAAAGAGATCAAAAAAACTTTGAAGCTCAACAAAATAATGCTAAAGAAATAAATGATGCTAATATTCAATTTGAAGTTGAGAAACTTGATAGAGAAGATATTAACAAAGAACTTGATAGACAAAAAGATATATACGTAGCTGAATTGAAAGCTTTAGGAACATCAGGAATAAATAATAATGATATCAACGATAACTTAATTCCAGATGTTACAGAGATAGCTAATACCAGACTTAAAGAACTAGATATTCTTCAAAAATCTAAAGATAGAGATCAAAAGAATAAAGAACATCAAGATAAAATGTCTTTTGAACGTGATAAATTAAAACAAGAACGTATTCTTAAAGAAAAAGAAATTAAGGCTAAATTGATAGATTCACAAAATAAAGTTAAAATAGCAAAAACTAATAAAAACAAATACGATAAGTCAAAAAAGAAATAATATACATATTTTAAAAACATTAAAAAGCTATGGTTCCTATGGTATTTTTTAGTATAAGTTGAACCATAATTTAAAAATCGTTTTATATGTAATATAAAATAATATCCAAAATGGCAGAAGAAAAGACAATATTGGAAGGTGGAGTTAATGAATTTGAATTTGATTCAATACCTAATGTGGGAATGGATTTGGATTTTAAACCATCTGATGAAATTAAAACTCTTGATCCAGAATTTAAAGGACAAGATTTAAATGACAATTATATACAAGAAGAAGAAAATACTACTAAATTATTTCTTGGTTGGGCTAAAGATAAAGGAATAATTGAAGATATTCCTGATGATTTTGAAGATACTGATGATAATATAACAGATATTATTAGAAATAATATTGATAAAAAAGCTAATTCTTTAGCTGATGAGAAATTAAATGAGAAATTAAAAGATCTTCCTGAAGTATATAAACAATATTTAAATTATCATAATACAGGATACGATATTTCTAATTTGTTAAAATCAGAAGAAAGATTAAAAAATTATGAAAGTATTTCTGATAGTGATATAAATGAAGATGAAGATCTTCAAAAAAATATTCTTATTTCTTCTTATCTTAGGTCTGGATATTCTCAAGATGAAGCTATAAAGAAATATAACAGGATGTATGATAAAGATATTGATCTGGTTAGGGAAGAAAGTAAAGAAGAATTTGAAAAACTTAAAAAACTTGAGATTGAAAATTACAAAAATCTAAAATTAGAAGCTGAGGAATTTTCTGAAAAACAAGAACGTCAAAGAGAAGAAAGTATTAAAAAATATGAATCTGAAATAATGGGAATACAAGAAATATTTCCAGGTGTTAAAATAGATAATAATATAAAGAAAAAGATATTCGATGGTCTTACTAAGGTTGTTCATACAGATAAATCTGGAAAACCAATGAATGAATTGAATAAGATGCAAAGTGAAGATCCAATGTTTTTACCAAGATTATATTATGTTGCTAAAATTCTTAATTGGGATCTTAGTAAACATAAATCTTCAGAAACAAAGATATTAAATGATCTTAAAGGTAAAATGAATTCTTATCCAAGTAATAAAGACATTGATAGTACAATATTAAAACTAAGAAAAGCAATAAAGAAAAATTCAAATTCTTTATTTTAAAAAATATAAACAAATTAAATTAAAGCTAAAATAAATTAAATGGTACAAGGAATCAACAACCTTCAAATCGGTAGACCAACATCGTGGTCTGGTTTGACAACTGATACTCACTTACAATCAATAGGTGAAAGAGATGTACAGTTGTATTCTGATATTATGACACAATTATTTAATCTAAATAATAATTACGGATTAGATAATATGCTTTCTAAATATCCAACTCATTATCTTGACACAGATGCTGCATATAAATGGTATCTAAAAGGAGATGATCGAGAAACTATCCTAATTACAGGATTTACTGCTGTAGACTCTACACGTCCTGGTGTAGCACACAGTACTTTTAAACTAAGACTTGAAAAACGTTATTATCAAAAGTCAGATTATGTTATTTTTGATAATCGTGATTTTGGTGTTCTCATTCTAGATGATGGTGAGGCTGTTGGTACTAATTGGGAACATACTGTTCAGATGATGACAGGTGATCAAAATGCATTTATTCCTCCTGTTCTTTTACAATCTGGAAGACGTGTTTCTAAACAAAATAATGCTGATACCAATGTTCTTGGTAGAGATTATGGTGGAGTAGAATATTCTTCACATTTTGAAATGCGAAATGAATTGAGTACAGGTTCTAAAATATTTGTTGTTCCAGGTAACCTTTATAATGCTCCTTTAACTATAGGATTTAAAACCCCTGATGGTGAAACTATCAAAGTATGGACTCGTTATCAAGAAATTAAAGCTGAATGGCAATATCGTTGTGAAAAAGCAAAAAGAATGATTTTTGATAGGTCTAATCAGAATCCTGATGGAACTTTCTCAAATAGATCTTCTGCTGGTTTTGTAATTAAACAAGGCTCTGGTCTTCGTGAACAAATTTCACCATCATATAAATTTTTCTTCAATAACCTTACTCTAGATTTTATTTATGAAGTATGTCTTAATTTATCTTTAAATATTCTTCCTGAAGATAAACGAGAATTTGTTATCATGACAGGTGAAAGAGGAATGATTAAATTTCATAGACTAATTGAACAAAATGTTGCTCTTTTATATCCTTTTGGTAATGAAAAACGACTTGGAGGTTCTGGTCAAGCACTTGAACTTACTGGTCAATATATAAGATTCAAAGGTCCTCAAGGTATTGTTATTACTGTGATGCACATGCCTGAGTATGATGATCCTATTGATAACCGACTTCCACACCCTGATGGTGGTTTTACTGAAAACTATCGTATGACTATTATGAACATTGGTACTACTAATGGTAATCCTAATATTCAAAAGATTTCTGTAAAGGGTCGTGAAGATCTTAGATGGTATATTCCTGGAAGTACATCACCTTATGGTCCTCTTAATGGTAAATCTGGAGCATCTAAAGTAGATGGTTATGAAGTATGTTACAGATATACTCAAGGTATTGTTCTTAAAAATCCTTTAAGTGCAGCTGAATTAATTCCTAATATTTTAGTTTAAAATAAATAAAAAGATAAATTATGGCAAAAGAAGTAGTTGAAAGTGTGGTAGAAATGTCAGAACTATCCAAAATAAAAGGTAAATACATTATTAAGCCCATCATGGTTAACCCTCATCTTTTAAGGATTGATAAGAACCATGATGGTGCTAATATATTCAGTAAAGCTTTTCATTACATGCAAGCTTCAAAAGATAAATATGGAGTTACTGTAACAGGAATGAATAATAATAATAAGTTACAATATGAATTTGAGAATGCTTTAAATTTGCAACCAGGAACATTATCCCAATATAATGATAAATATTGGGGTGGTTATAGAGATACTGTAACAAATATGGATCACAAAGCTTTCTTTTATGAAATTCCTAAAGATGGTCTTTTATTAGATTGTGATAATAATGTTAAACATAAACTAATTTATACTGTAATTAAAGGAGAAATTGAGGCAACATCTGTTCCTAAATTTGCAATGTCTTATGAAGCAGCAAAGTTAAATCCTTTCTGTTTATATGTTCTTGAAAATGCTGAAGTTGAAGCTAATGTTAAAAATAAACAATATGAAATTAAAGATAAAGCAATTATCCTTAAATCAACATTAAGTATTCAACAAAAGATGGATTTCTTAACAGTATATGCTGATGGTAAATTTAGAGTATCTAATAATACATCACCTAATTTAATATCTGAAAAAGTATCAGATATTGTTGAAAAAGATCCATCTGGATTTATAAATTTATTAGAGAATCCTTTATATAAAGAATTTATATTTGTACAGAAATTAGTACGTGATAACATCATCACTAAATCTGGTCCTAAATTATTTACTAAAGAAGGTGAATTAATTGGTAATTCACTTGTAGAAGCTGCTAATAATTTAAATACTCCTGATTATAATGAAATGAGGTTATCATTAATAACAAAATCTGAGGTTTTGAATAAATGAGTATTCAAGAAATGCATAAAAAATTCAGAGTTTATTTTGATAAAATAGATTCTTTTAGTGCAGCTGAATATACTCCCGAAGCAATAGATATTATTTTAAATAAAGCTCAAGATATTGTACTTGAAGAATTAATAAATACAGGTCTTGAAAAAACACAAACGTTCTCTGATTATTTATCATCAATTATAGTAAAAAGTACAATAAATACTTTTAGTACAGATTCTGAGAGTGAAGTTAATGGAAAGTATATAAATATACCATCTGATTACAGAAAATTCTTAATGGATAGAGTAGTACTTAAAGTTCCAGATTGTGTTTTTTCAACATATATTGAAAATGGAGTAGAGTATATTGTAACTGAAGGTACTGTTATATATAACAATAACATATATATTAAAGGGAATATATTCACTGGTTATCAAGGATATAGTACTTATAAAGGTTCTGGTAAAATATCTAAAGTTAAATTAGTTAATAGTAAAGTAAGACCAGTAACAAGAGATACTTATCAAATGGATATTAGAAATCCATTTAAGAAACCATCTACTGAAACAGTTCTTAGATTAGAATATAAGAATCTATTTGAGATTATAATAGATGATTCTTCTGTACTATATCAATATAAGATTGATTATATTCGTAATCCTGTTCAAATGAAATATTGTTCTGCATATAGTGTTCCATGTGTTCCAGTAAGTGATGTAGATTGTGAATTATCGTTAGAAGCTCAAATAAAAATAATTGATGTTGCTGTTCAGTTAGCTAAAAGTATACTGCTTCAAGTACCTCAAACTAAAAATACAAATCAAGAAAATAATAAAAATACAAATCAAGAAAATAATAAAAATAATAATTAAAAAAATTTAAAAAATGTTTAAATCAGAACAAAGTTTTAATGTTCTTATAGGAAAGAACATAGCAAGTGCAGCTACTCAGTACACTAATCCTAGTGCTGCTGGATATATTGCAGATGGTGAAATTCTTGTAATTGGTGCTAATGGAGCATTACTTACAGCAGGTGATACTATCAGTACTTCACCAAGTATTCAATTTGTACAAAGATCAGGTTCTAATCTTATCTTTTCATCTATAATTGATGGTACAAAAGTTACTAAATATTCTGGAGCAGATCCAGTATTAGCACAACAACAAATAATTTCAGTAGGTTACAATGGTACAACTGGTTCAATAGATTTAACTACTCCTTCAAAATTATTTAAAATTTCATACAAACATAATCAACTTGTTTGGAGTGAACAAGTTTTTAAAAGAGTATATGAAACATCAGGAAGTACACAAGCTAAGGTTGCGTCAGATATTTCTGAACAAATTAATTTTATGTCGCTTCCAGCATTAAATGGAGTATATTCAACTGGAGATTATGTATCAGCGGTTATGCTTTGTAATCATGCAGGTGCTGCTATTACAGGTACTGCTACTACATTAACTGTAACAAAAGGTTCAAATACAGCAGTAATGAATAATACTCATAACCTTACTTCTGGAGATTATGTAAGAATAGGTGGTACAGGTACAAATGTACCAGTATATCGAGTACAATCTGTAAATGGTAATACTATTACATTAGGTTCTCCTTATCAGTCAGGTTCTGGTGCTATAGCAATTGCTTCTGTTGAAATTATTACAGCAGCACAAGCAAGTACTGCTGCATTTGGTTTTAAATTAACGGGTCTTCCTTTAACATGGAGTATTAATCCAGCTGCCAATAATCGTTATGAAATTGTTAGTTTTGATGTTCATCCTGGTACTGGATGGGGAAGTACTACTATCACTAATGCACAAGATCCTATTTTAGGAAGTGGTTTACTTCCTCAAGTTGCTGAGATTGAATGGTTTGCTCTTGGATTTGAAGGATTACAATCACGATATAATATTCCTCTTCCAACTGGAAGACGTGATGCAGTAGATTCAACATATTATACAATTTATATAGAATATGATATTCCAAGTGTTAGTGCTATAACTGGTGATGTTTCAGCAAAACAAGGTTTATATATTTTTGTAAGCGATGGAGCATCACAATTAACTACTCTTCGTGCCATAACAAATCCTTGGATGGAGAGTACTCCTAAAGCATTTCCTAATATTGTGTAATCGTAATAAGAACCAGACTTTCTTATATTTCATCTCTCTTAACTCTGGGTACTTATTAAAGTAAGTACCCTTTTATTTTAAAACATGGCTTCAAACACAATATTAGAATTTAAATTTTCTGTTTGTTTAAAGGATGGATGTTCTTTACTTTCACTATCAGATACAACAGGAGAGTATGATGTAAATATTAATCCTTACGGATGGTTTCCAGATACAACGGGTTCTTCTTTACAACTACCATATATATCTGATGTTGAAACTTGTATAATGAAATTATATGAACCTGATGGAACAGAACATATTTTAGATTTATTTTCATCTTATAATGCTTTCTTATCATTAACTGGAACACCTGTTAATATAGTATCAGAAGCATTTTCTTTAGATACTTTTGTAGATGGATGGTATACTATAAATATAGAGATTTCTGGAAGAACATTACAAGGAATTACCAATGATTGGAGTACATCATATTCAGAAGATTTCTTTTTTACATGTAATGCACAATGTAAAATTGATAATATGTTTTCTATGATTACTGATTCAGATTTAACTAATACTCCATCACCATGCTTACAATGTGATTCTAAATCAAATTCTATTCTTCAATCTGCTATTCAAGCTCAAGCTTTTTTAAATTCAGCTATTAATGCAGCATGTTGTTCTAAGAAAAACATGGCTATAAAATTATTAAACAGAGCTTCATTTGAAGCTGCTAAACAAGGATGTACTTCCTGTCATTGATATGTGTACTACATGTAATAATAATAATTCTCCAGTTCCTTCACCTCAAGGTGAACAAGGTCCAATTGGACCTCAAGGTGTACAAGGTGATCCTGGAATTAATGGTGTAAATGGAATATCTATAGGATATACTGTTGTTGCTTTAAATATCGGTGATCCTAATTGTCCATGTTCAGGACATAGAATAGATTTTGGTCAAGATACTGATAATAATGGTATCAATAATAATACTACATCTTCCATTTATGTATGTAATGGATGTGCAGGTTCATCAGGATATGTTGGAATAAATCCTATTCTAATGGTATATGATGATCCTAATGATGTTTCAAAATTTGAAACTACAGATCCTTTAACTAAAGGATTAGGAAAAGGTATATATTCAGGATGGGCTATATGTAATGGTTTAAATAGTACACCTGATTTAAGAGGTAGAGTACCTTTAGCTTATGCTGATAATGATGTTACTTTTAGTACAGTAGGTTCTTCAGCAGGAAGTAAAACAAATACACTATTACCTTCTAATATACCACTTCATAAACACACTATTAATACTACATTAACAGATACAGGTAGTATATCTGTATCTGGAGGTAATCATATAATATCATTAGTTATAGGAGATTCTTTTATTGGTTCTCCATCATTAGCTTGGTTAAATGATCCAATATTAGGTAGAGGTTTTAATAATGATGATGTATATAACCAAAATACTCATTTAACCTCACTTTCTTATGATACTACACATTCCCATACAATTATTGGTGATACTGGGGATGGTAGTTCTCAAGGATTAGGTTCTAATCCTATTAATAATATGCAACCATATTATGTACTTCTATTCATTAAAAAAATATAAACAAGAATGTGTAATACATGTTCACAAAATACAACTATACAAATGGGTTTTTTTGACAAATTATGTAACTGTCCTCCTGGACCTGCTGGTCCACAAGGAATTCAAGGTTTAAAAGGTGAAAAAGGTGAAAAAGGAGATGATGGATCTCAAGGTCCTCAAGGACTTCCTGGTGTTCAAGGTCCAATTGGACCAGCTGGTGTAACTGGTCCTCAAGGTGTTCCTGGTACTCCTGGTACTCCTGGTGCTACTGGTCCTGCTGGTCCTCCTGGTCCAACTGGTCCAAAAGGTGATACAGGTAATTCTGGTCCAGTAGGACCTCAAGGTATTCAAGGTATTCCTGGAGCAACTGGAGCAACTGGAGCAACTGGTCCTGCTGGACCTGCTGGTCCTGCTGGTACAAATGGTACTAATGGTACTAATGGTACTAATGGTGATAAATATACTACAAGTAGTGTTAATTCTGTAACAATAGGTACAGGAACCAAAAACTTTACTGTTGATACAGCATTAGCTTTAAGTATAGGTCAAAACATTATAGCTGCTTTTGATAACTCTAATAAAATGGAGGGCACTATAATTTCATATAATTCTGGAAGTGGAGCTTTAAGTATGAATAGTACTACAGTAACAGGTTCTGGAACTTATACTGCTTGGAGTATATCTTTAAGTGGTGCTCCTGGACCTGCTGGACCTGCTGGACCTGCTGGACCTGCTGGTCCAATAGGACCTACTGGTGCTACAGGAGCTACTGGTCCTGCTGGAGCTGCTGGTGCTACAGGTCCTGCTGGTCCAATAGGAGCTACAGGACCTACAGGAGCTACAGGAGTTCAAGGACCTGCTGGTCCTGCTGGTGTACCTGGAAGTACAGGTCCTGCTGGTCCTGCTGGTCCTCCTGGTCCTCAAGGTGTACAAGGTAATACTGGTCCTGCTGGTCCTGCTGGACCTATGGGTCCAAGTGGTCCTCCTGGTCCTGCTGGATCTGGTCAAGGAATATCTTTAACTCCAGATCAATTTGGTACTAAACATAATAATATTACATTTGCTGGTGATGGTAAAAATCAAGCTTTTATTGATGCTAATTTCCCATTAACAAAAAGTACATATGGATGTACCACATCTGATATGATAGATTGGGCTTGTTGGCAAGAAGCTGTTCTTACAGCAACAAATACTAATCAACCTATAGAAGCTTATGGTAAATATTATATTAACAGAGCTATTAATGTTCCTCAAATAAATTATAATCTTACAATAAAAGGTAATCATTGTGAAATAAATACTACAAATACTAATACATATAGTGTATTTTATAGAATACCTCCTGCTGATAATTCTGCAACTCTTCCTAATTCACCAAGTGTATTAGGAGCTACAAATGGTGGAGCTAATATTATGGTTCAAGCAAGATATCAAATTTCTGGTATTACTATATACGGACAAGGCAATACTCAAAAAGGTTTTGATTTTGGTCCATCATATGGTGCTAAATATGAATCTTGTTGGGGATATGATCTTGGTACATTTATACATCTTAAATTTGCTTTAAGAACATATGTTATTAACTGTTTTGCTACAGGATGTAATATTGGATTTATTGCTGATATTGGTAATTGGAGTGGTGCAAGTAATAGTAATTCACAAAGTAATCATACTACTTTTGAAGCATGTAGAACATGGAGTGCTCCTACAGCAACTAATGCATTTAAAATAGTTGCTTGTTCAGGAGTAATGATTTCAGAATGTATTATTGAAGGTAAAAAAGTAGTTAATGGTATTGATTTTGATGGACTTAATAGTACAGTAGTAAAAGACTTTACTGTTAGAAATACACATTTTGAATGTGAACAAGGAGCTACTAATGCTTTCATAAAAGTACGTATGCGTGAAGGTAATTTTATTCTTGATGGAGCATTTGGTCAATACCCTGCTATATTACTTGATGCTGGTTCTACTGCTGGATATTTATTAGCACATATTAAGAATATTCCTTATTGGGTAGGTGTTTCAGGTAAAGCAATGTATAATAATACAGGAACTAATTACATTTTTGAAAATAATCATGGAATATTTTTACAGAAAAGTTTAATATCTCCATTATTTAATGGTAATCCTGTTACAGAATGTACTGGTCCAGGTTGTGGTATGGATAAATTTAAATGGGTAGGATTACCATCATTTTAAAATATGGTTTCTCAACAACGATTAGATTATATTAAAAATCAGATTCAGAGATATAGGTGTTGTGTATCTAACATAGCCTATTCTTTGACTAGATCTGAACAATATGGAAAAGATGATATAGCATGTTTGAATGAACAGATGAATTATCTTAATATGTCTATATCTGTATTAGAAAGGTATGTATCTACTCAAGAATTAATCAATTCTTATGTTAGTAATACAATATCTGATATAAATTCAGATTCTATTACATATACACCTAATATATCATCTTTTACATATTGTGATATGTCAAAAATAATTGTTGGTGGAAATGTTTACGATATAACTGATTTTATAGATATTAATCCTGGTAATTCGGGAAATGTTACAGCAAGATTATATTTAGAAAATAATTTAGGAGGAATTACTGAATGTATTTCAGTTAGTACACCTGATACATACGGTGATTTATCAACATTATTAGTTAATAAATTTAATTCATTAGGTGGATATAGTACTTCACTTTCTGTTAACTCTATTATATCTGAATATATAACAGAATTAGATATAACTCATACTTTTTCAAATGATGCTTTTCTTATAAAAAGTAGAGATTTGAATAACTCTTTATCTCCAGGAATAAATAATAATGGTAAATTTAGAGAAGGTAGAAAAGCATACGTAACTATAGAAAAAACATTTTCAGATGGTGAAATTTGTTCTTATTCTCTTAATTTTGCATCAGATGCATCTGATGGATTAATTCATTGTAATGAGATACCAGTACCATTATTAGAAGTTAAGAATTCATTATGTTCTTATGATGGTATTATTGATATTGTTATTAGTAATTTGGTAATGGGAGCTGGACTTAATTATGTTTGGGAATATAGTACAGATGGAATTACATATTTTAATATTCCATTAAATGATATTAATGTTATTAATCCTATTAATGAAAGTCCTGTAATACCATATAATCCAGAAGTTAATCCTGTGCATATACAATTAAATAATACATATGTTTACATAAGATTAAGTGTTTTTTGCGAATACTCTGTTAGTACAGTAACATCAAATGTAATACAAGTATCAGATTCATTTTTACCTATACCAATACCTGTAGTATCTTCTGGAGGCGATGTTTGTTCAGGTAATAACATCTCCCTGTCAGCAGACAATGTAGCTCCTGGTCAGTTAACTGGCAACACCTATTCTTGGACAAGTGATAATGGTTTTACAAGTAATGATCAAAATCCTTCAATATCTTCGGGCAGCCCATATTACCCCCCAGAGGGAGGTACGGTGGAGTTCTACTGTGTTATAACCAATATGTATGGCTGTTCCGCTTCGGGAAGTACTTCTTTAACAGTAAACAGCAACCCAACCATTGTTGTAGATACAATAAATACAAATGACTTTACCGTACATGCCGTAGGTGGTCTTGCCCCTTATCTCTATACCATAGATTTTATCAATTTCAACACTGATGGAATATTTACAGGACTTACTTCAGGAACAACATACACAGTATATATTTCGGATGGTAATGCCTGCCAAGCTCAAATAGATGTAACAACTTTATAATATGCCTAATTTTTATAATGCTAGAATTAAAGGGTATACTAAAAATGGAGTATATACTGATTTAATAAGTACACCATTACCTATTAGTTCTGAATCTATAGTTAATTCTGTATTTTTTAATACAGGTATTTTTTATACACCTGGAATATTTGGTTATGATGGCTCTTATACTGTTACTCCTATAAATATAAATGTTAATAATTACAGTATGATTATTAACAATAGTCTTTATCCTTCTGGAGTATCAATTAGATTATTATTAAATGATAATATAACTACAGTAGATCTGAATTTTACTCCTTTTAATTGTGCAGCTTCTGATAATCCTGTAACTATATCATATCATACATCTGGTAAAACACCAACAGAATTTCAAAGCTTATCAGGAGGTGATTACTTAACAAGAGATGATACTAAACAATATGGATTAAAATTTAGTAATATAGAATCTAATGATATATTTAGATTCATAGATATTAATGATGTTAAATATACTGTAAATATTCCTGTGTATGATACTATTGGAATACAAGCAGTGTTAAATTCTTTAAATCTTGGAAATTATGTATGTATATATGATTCTGTATTAAAAGAATTTTTTGTATTTAAAGTATCAATTGATACTAATTATCCTCAAGCATGTTCAATTGTAATAAGTGATCCTTCAGTATTAGGTGAAAAAGAATTAGCTCATCCATTTGAAATACTTAATATAGAATACAGTTCAGAAGAATTTGAAGCTTGTGTATTAACTGAAGAACAAGTACAAAAAATATTAGATTATTCATCATCTTTATGTTGTACATCATGTAATAGTACTAAACAATTAACTAAAGATGTATAAATTGGATCATTTTAAAGGAGAAATAAGTACTATTATATCTTGGATATTTACAATATCTTTATATAATATAAAAGATGTTAATATATTTTTAAGTACTATTAGTACTATATTTGCTATAGTAGCATCAATATATGCTATAAGAGTACATCATAAAAACTTAAAGAAAAAATAATGTGTACTAGAAATATATCACATTCAATTCCAGAATTGCAAGAAGTATATTTAAAAGCTGGTTTAAAATTTAAAGAAAGAAACCCTAATATACAAATAATTCTTTTATGTGTATATAGAAGTCCTGAAGAGCAGAATAGATTATATTCTTATCCTTATGACAAAAAAGATAATAATTCTAATGGTGTTATTGATGAAAAATCAGAGAAAGTAACTAATGCTAGAGGAGGACAATCTCCTCATAATTATTTACCATCATTTGCTTATGATATAACATTTAAAGATTCTTCTGGGAAATATATATGGAACAATATTTCATTATATAAAGAATACAGAGATATTTGTAGAAGTATTAATTCTAATGTAGACTGGTTAGGTAAAATAGGAGATTATGGTCATATACAACTTATAAATTGGAGGTCTAAAATATGATAGCAAAAGATCTTCAAAATATTCATTTAAATGCGAAAGCAATACCTAATAAAATATATAAATCTAGGGATGATAATGGTAAAATTATTTATTATATAGGTACTGCTGATAGAAGATTATTTCCATATAATCCAACTGTTAAAGAAGTAGCTAAGATAATTGAAATAAAGGAAAAAACTAATACTCCTGTACCTGTACCTGTATCTGAAACAGATCCTGTATTTAATACTTGGTTAGGTACTTCACCATTATCTTCTTATGTTCAAACATCATTAAGTTTAACTATAAATGGTATTACTCAAAATTTAAGTACTAATAGAACATATAATGTTGGTGATTTATTAAGTACTAATAATCTTTCAGATTTATCTAATGTACAGACAAGTAGAAGTAATCTTAATTTTATAAGAAAATTAAATACTGTTGATACTAGTACATCAAGTACATCATATAATGATGTAACAGATATGTATTTTAATGTTGATTCAAATCAAACATATATATTTGAAATGTATGGACGTATGGGAAGTACAAGTTCACAAGGTGGAAGATTAAGTATTATAACTCCTACAGGAGCAATTATAGAATATCAAGTACTTGGTTCTTTAGGAGGTTCTTATAATACTTATACAGGAGTATCTAGAAATACTTCAGGTTCAGAATCAATAACTTTTGCTTCATCTAGTGCTTTATCAACATTTTTATGGTTTATAAAAGGAAGTGTTATTACTAATAGTACTCCTGGTGTAGTAAAATTACAATTTAAAAGTATGAATGCTGCTAATACATTTACTATCTATTCAGGTTCTGTACTAAAGGCAGAAAAAATTACTTAAATGTTAAAATGGATAAAAACATCATTTCAAGGAAAAGACAATAAAGCATCTTCAAGAAAGATAACAGCCTTTATTTTAATGTGTATGTTTGTATGTACTTGGTTTGCAAATTTATTTTATTCTAAAGCAATAGATCAATATATAATTCTCGGATTATTATCTTTAATAGGTTTAACATTTGGATACGTAACCGCACAAAATATAGTAGATATATTTAAAAATAATAATATATATCCTGATAATTATACAGATATTGATATAACTAATAATAAAAAACCATTAAATGATAACATTCAACAAGAGTAATATACTATTTACGATATTATTTATAATATCAATATCTTTTAACATATATTTTCTTACTAAAAATAATAATGTAGATTATTCAGAATATTATAAAAGTATTGATTCATTAAATACTAAAATACAAGAAAAAGATATACAACTTTATTTATTAAAAGAACAAATAGATAGTATATCTAAATATTCAAGAACAGATACAAATATAATATATGAGAAATATAAAGAAAAATATAAGTATTTTTTACTTAATGATGATTATATCACTAAGTACTTACGCACAGAATTATCCAAAAAGGATAGTACTTGGGAATGATACTGTATGGGTGTTTAGCAGAGAACAAACTCTTAAATTAGTAAACATAGCTGTACAAAGAAATTATTATCAAGAATTATCAGATTCTTTAAAGTTAGATTTGAGCAGATGTGAGTTTAAAGTTAATAAACAAGATACGATGATATCTTTACTTACAGATAAAAATAATCTATATTCTAGTTATATATTACAACAAGTAGATATAGTAAAAAAACTTGAAACTAAACAGGATAAAACACGTAAACAAATAAAAATATACAAGAATATAACTCTTATAAGTGTTGGTGTGCTTACTGGTTTATACATATATAAAAATCTTTAGTATTGTATATATTAAAAATATTTTATAATTTTGTTTTTTTTTATAAAATATGATAGAAAGAAAAATAAAAGAGTTTTTTGAAAAAAACAAAGGGTATTTAAAAGTTAATCCATCTATAGTTTGCATGAGAATGTTTAACAAAATAGATGAAAATACAAGAAATAAAGTATTTCAGATTCAAAAAGAAATGCGCTCTGAAAAAAAAGTTCTTAAAAATAAGGATACAAAAAATACAAGAAGTACAAAGAACACACATCTAAAACCTTATACTAAAGGAAACAAAGACAATGTTCTTGTAATTGGTGACTTACATATTCCTTTTGAAAAAGAAGGATACTTAGAATTTTGTAGAAAAATACAAGAAGAATACAATTGTGGTACTGTAGTATTTATAGGAGATATTGTTGATAACCATGCAATGTCTTATCATGAACATAATCCTAATGGTAAATCAATTGGTGATGAATATAAATTATCATTAGAGAAATGTGCTAAGTGGTATTCTGTATTTCCTGTAGCTAAAGTTACTTTAGGTAATCATGATGTACTACCATTCAGAAAAGCAGTTACTCATGGTTTTCCTAAAGAATGGTTAAAAACATATGAAGAAATGTTACAATCACCTAAAACATGGGAATGGGATTTTGTTCATATAGTGAAAAATGTAATATACCAACATGGTACAGGAATGTCTGGAGAAATGGCAAGTATTAATGCAGCAAGAGAAAATAGACAAAGTACAGTTATAGGACACTTACATACAGTTATGAATACAAGATACTTAGCATCATATAAGGATTTAATATTTGGGGTATCTGTAGGATGTGGAATTAATCATAAAGAATATGCATTTGCATATGGTAAAGAAAATACAAGAAAACCTGTAATAGCTTGTGCAGTAGTACTTAATGGTAAATTACCAATTAATATTCCAATGGAAATATAATGAATTTTTAAAATGACAAAAAATCAAATAGCATATGATATATTATCATTGTTTTATAAAGGTGAAACAACAGATGATACTAATTTGGTATTACCTCAAATTAAATATTGGATAGATATAACAAGAAGTAAATTAATAAGAAATTCTATAAATAAAGGACAAAGTATTAATCCTGATATTATACAAACTATAGAATGTCTTAATGTAGAAATAGTGGATGCATCTGAATGTAATTGTGAAAAATCTGGATGTGTTATACAAAGAACATCTCTTAAATTACCAACTACTATAGAAACTAATCAGTCTAATTTATTACTTAATGTTAGTACATCACTAATACCAGGTAAACCATTCACAATTATACCTTTTAGTAGAGCACCTTACATAAAGGCAGGTAAATTTACAGATAAAGGAAATATTGCATTTCTTCATAATAAATATTTGTATATTTTATCTGATGTATTATTTGATAAGATATCAGTATCTGCTGTATTTCAAAATCCTGAAGACTTGAAATACTTTAAATCTTGTTCTTCAGAAAATTGTTATTCTGAAGATTCAGAATATCCTATGAGTAACCATATGATTGATGATCTAAAGAAAATGGTATTTGATACTAACTATAAGATTTATTTTAATTCTCAAGAAGATGATATAAATGATTCAGCAGGAAAATAAAGATATTCGATATAATTTAAATAGAACTAAAGGTAAATATAATATTACAGTTAGTAATAATGATATGATTCTTTCTTTCTTTAAAGAATATAAGAAATTCAATAATTTTAACTTAGATCCCAAAACTCTTCGTAAAATCCATAAAAAATATTATCAGAAGATAATGGAAGCTATGATATATAAATCAAAATTATATGAGATTCCATATTTAGGAGGATATTTGTATATTCAAAAGAAAAAAATAGATTTTACTTATCTTAAAAATAAAGGACAATTAAAATTAGATTATAAGAATTCAATAAAGCATAATAAGAAAATATTTCATCTTAATACTCATACTGATTCATTTAGGATGAAATTTAAATGGAAAAAAGATTTTATACTTTCAAGAAGAGTATGTAATAGATATGCATTCTCAGCAGTTAGAAAAAGAGATAGAGAATTAAGTAAAGCAATTTTTAATAAAGTAACTGATTATTTAGAATAAGATGTTTATAAATAAATATGTTTCTTCAGAAGAAATAATTAATAGAGTATATGGTACTGCTGGATATAGTATTCAAATAAACTACTTAGATTTAATTGAATGGATATATCAAGTATTATCAAAAATGAATGCTCCTGTTCAATATATTCCTAAGATTTATGGAGTACAGAATGATCCAACCTATGAATTTGATAATTATAGAATAAAATTACCATGTGATTTTCATAGACTTAGAGCAATAGCTGTTAATGGTATTCATGCTACTATAGATTCAAATTTATTTAGTCATCTTTTAGATGCTAAGTGTTGTTCTGGAACTAATACACCATCAGATTATTTATCAAATGGTTTTACAGATAATTTTGGTAATGTCTTTTCTCCAAGTATGTCTGAAAAATCTGGATACATAAATACCAATAGTATTAAATTTAATATTAATGATAATTATGTAACTTTTTCAATCAAAGAAGGTAAAGCTTGTTTGGCTTATTATGCTTTACCTATTGATAGTAAAGGATTTCCTATGATACCTGATGATGAGTATTATAAAGAGGCAATCGCAAGATATATTATTAAAAATTTAGATTATATAGGTTTTAGAAATGGAACTGTAGACCCTAAAATATATCAACATTCTGAAGAAGAGTACAGATGGTATATGTCACAATGTATTTCTAATACTAAAATGCCAGATATTCAACAAATGGAAGGTATTAAAAATATGATTATTAGATTAAAACCTAATATAAATGAATACAATAATTTTTTTACTGAATTATTACATAATAAAGGAATTAGAAACATATCATGAATTATAGTCACAATTCGTTTTTTAATAAAGGTATGAATCAGGATTTATCTGAAAGTATGCCTGTTGATAATTACTATTTTGAAATGTTAAATGGTTCAATTATTACAGATAAAGGACTTAATTCAGGAAATCCAAGTACTATACCTGGAAATAAATTATTGTTTAGTATTCCTGATACTTCAAGTGTTCATATTATTACAGGAGAGAGTAAAAATTTTGATTTAGTAATTAATGGTATATCAGAAAATATTACTCTATCATATTCTTCAAAGATAGAATTTTTTAAATTATTAAAAAATCATATAGATAGTAGTTTAGGATATGCTGTACACAAAATAAGAACAGCATATAATTCAGATAATTTTTATATATTTTCAGATATACCTGGATTAATAAATATATCATTAACTAATAATGATCCTTCAAATTCAGTATATTTTTCTAATACTATAAATCCAGTAACAGGTTTATTACCTATAGGTTGGTGTGAAATAAGATCTAGTATTTATATTATAACTACTAATGATAAAAGTTCTAATCCATCATCATTAACTCAAATATGGAAAGTTGATTATGATAAAAATACTTTAAATTCTAGTATTAAATTACTATATAATAATTATTTGAATACTAGTTTATATTATCCTATTGCCAATCCTGGTATGATTATAGGTAGATATGAACATAAAGAATTAATAAAATTATATTTTACAGATAATTATAATACTCCTAGATATTGTAATCTTGCAGATCCTAATTTATTTGCTGTTCAGCCAAATATAATGAATATTAATCCATTAATTAATGGAAGTACTCCTGTATTAGAAGAGATAATTCAATCAGGAGGTTCATTATTAGCAGGAGCACATTCTGTATGTTATAGACTTAAAAATTCATCTGGTTCAGAAACAGTATCTTCAGCAACATCTGGAGTTGTGTATTTAACAGATAAATCAGATTCTGGAAATCTTATTAGATTTGATGGAACAATATCAGATACTAATACAAATAAATCTCTAAAATTCAGGATAGATAATCTTGATAATAATTACAATATTATTGAAATTTTACATATATATAAAAAATCTAAAGATAGTACTCCTATTATTAAGAGTGTAATAACTTCTAATTATATTAATTATTTTGATTTCATCCTTACTGGGAATGAAGAAGCAATAGAATTAAGTATAAAAGAATTAAATTTTAGAAATGTAAATTTTACAAGAGTAGGAACTATAGCAAGTAAAGAAGATTATTTATTCTATGGAGATGTTTCTTTAGAGAATTCTGATGTTAATTATGATGCTAGAGCTTTTAGATATAAACATCCATCTTTAAAACTTCCTTCAGAAACAGGAACGTATCCTGTTGGAGTTTTACCTGACACAAATGATGATATAAATCCAAGACAAGGATTTGAGTACTTTAAATCTGGTCCTGCTTATATTTATCAAAAACAAAATAATCCATCAGATCCTCTTGTTTTTGGTGGTTCTGGAACTAATATCTCATATAAATTTATCACTAAAAGTTTATTAATAGATAATCATTTTGATAGAAATACTTTAAGTTCTAATGTAATAAGTATGGATGGAGGTCTTACACAACCATCATCAATATCTTCATATCCTACTATTGGTCCATATGAAGGAACTTCTACACCATATAGAGATATACCAAAAATTAATTCTACATATAATTTTAATGTAAAAAATAATTCTAATCTAATAGTACATAATAATAAATCTTTTACAGATTATACATCTTCTTATATATCATCTGATAGTAAAGGGTATTTAAGAGATGAAGTTTATGCTTTTGGTATTGTCTTTTTTGATAAACAATATAATCCTGGATTTGTAAAATGGATAGGAGATATACAATTTCCTCATGTGTTTATGCCAGATAAAGCAGATAGTACTAAAAATACTATTTATCCTCATAATACAGATAGAATACATACTTATCCTATAGTATCAATGGGACCTAATCTTGCTGAAGCTTATGTTAATATTATGGGTATTAAATTTGATATTAATATTCCATTACAATTTAAAGATAAGATACAAGGATTTATGATAGTTCGTTGTGAAAGAAAAAACACTGATAAAACTATATTAGGTCAAGGAGCTTTAAATCCAGTTCATTATTATAATAATACTAGTCATTTATGTACTGTACATGCTCTTAATAGATTTTATCCAGTATTTGGACAGATGTGTACTTTTACTTCACCTGATTTTTTATTTCAAGGTTATCCAGGATATTCTAATTCTGATTATATAGATATTGTTTCTCAATTATCTCCAGCGTGGATAGGTTACCCTACAGATCAAGCTGGAAACTCTTTGAATGCTGGTGACCATACTGTAATTAAAAATTATATATCTGAATATAATTTAAAACTGGTATCTAATAGAGTAAATCCTAATATATTTAGACCATATTTTATATTAGAAAACACTTTATCTATAGATAAAACATATTTAGAGGATGGTGGTAGTTCTATATCATATTTTAATAACTTAGCGTTTAGAAATAATAGTGTTGATGGTAGAGGTGCTGGTAATAAAACTTTATTACTTAAAGGTGAGTACACAAATACCTCTTATGATGGTGATAATAATATTATAAATTATCCTAATTTTTATTCTTTTGGTGTTTTTAGTTCTGATGTAATGACTCCTTCAGGTTCACTTACAGGTACTCCTAATCCTTATTGGAGTTTACATGAAGATGAATTAATTGATGATAGTAATACAGTAATGAACTTTAAACCATGTGGTCACTATTTAGCTAATTATAAAATTAAAAATAATAATCAATATGGAGGTTCTCATTTAACAGAAAGAGTTAATAGAGAATATATTCAATGTTCTGATTTTTATAAATTATCTGATTCTGAATATGGTTCAATAGTTTCTATTGATGTGTATGGTGGTGATACATATGTTAATGTATTTGATTATGTTTCTGCTTTCAGAAATTATACACAATCTGGTAAAAGTAGTACAGTTAGATTATTTCCTACAGAAAGTAGTACTAATATAGCAATGAGAGAAAATTTTGATGAAAGTGCTAGTGATCCTACTACATTAATGGTTCCTAATAGAGAACAATTTCCTGAAGCTTCTGATCATATAGCATTAAACCAATCTGAATTCTTTTCATATAATAATGTGTACTCTTCAGATAATAATTCTAAAATATATATTCCTAAAAATAATTTATCTCCTAATATATTTGATTATGATGTACGTGTATATAGATCAGAACCTAAGATAAATGGAGAATTAATAGATTCTTGGAGTATTATTAAACAGAATAATTATATAGATATAGATTCCCAATATAGTAAATTATATCTTTTAATATTATTAAATAATGAATTGTTATTTTTTCAAAAAGATGCTTTTGGTTTATTATCTGTAAATGAGAAATCTATAATACAAGATAAGACAGGTTCTGATATAGTTCTTGGTATAGGAGGAGTGATTGATAGATTTGATTATAAATCTGAAAAAATAGGTACTAAACATAAATTTGGTATATCTAAAGGATTAGATAGTCTTATTTTTTATCATCATAATACAAATTCTTTTTATAAATACAGTGAGAAACTTCAAGATTTTTCAGGATTAAGTGGTTTTCATAACATAAATACAAATAATATGTTAGATAAGGATAATCCTTATCTATCACAAGGAATAACAGCAGGATATGATTTTTTATTTAAACAATATTATTATACAGTATTAGGTAATGATGTTGTTTCTGAGTTAGAAAATAATGGATTTACATTATCTTATAATGATATAATTAATAATTATCATTCTTTTTATTCTTTTAAACCATGTGTTTATATTAATGATAATAATAATTTAATAACTTTTGAACCATTTAGTAATTCTGCATATATTCATAATAAGGGAAAAATGTCTGAATTTTATGGAAATATATATCCATTTGAAATTACAACATTAGTTAATCCTTTTATTAATACTGAAAAAATATTTGATAATTTTATTATAGATGTAGAAAATTATACTTATAATGCTAAAAATACTATTTTTAGCATATCTAATAATAGTACATTATCATCATTTCAAGTATGGAATGATTATCAAAATACTAATACTGTACCATTAATAAATGATGTCACATATAAAAAAATTAAAAGAAACTATAATATAAATATAGGTGGGAGTAGAGTCTTAGATTCAAATAATGATATATTTTTATCTTCAAATTTATATTCTTATCCTAATAGACATGATATAACACAAAGGATAAAAAGTAATTACATATTTGCTAAATTTACATATAATAATTTACAAAATTATAAACTCAGTATAAAAAATATGAGTACTCTTTTTAGAATAAACTTAATATGAACAAGAAACAAAAACTAACATTTGATGATATTTTAAATGCAAAATATTATCCTACTACCTTAAAACATAATATCTTAATGAAAAAAGGAGGTATTGTGAATTCTTCTGGAAGTTTTAATGAATCCAAAGGTGTAAATAATACAATTGGAGCTATAGCTGGTGGTGTTAATATAGCAGCTTCAGCTTTAACTAAACCTGGTTATGATTCAGATGGTGATCCTTATAGAACAAAGGAAGATGCTGCATATAATACTGTTAAATCAGGAGTATCTACTATTGGACCTTGGGGTGCAGCTGTTGGTGCATTAATGTCAGTAGGTGATATGATAGGTAATCCTATTAGAGCTAAATCTGAAAGAACAGATGAAAGAGGAAATTTAAAAGATGAATCTTCATTTATTAGAGGAAATGCTATAGGTTCATTTCTTAATCCAGGTAAAAGTGTTATAGCATCTTTAACTGATAAAGATGCTCCATCTGGAGAATGGGCTTTAGGTCCATTTGCTGCTAAACAAAGAGCTAAAAGATTTGAAGAAAGATCAAGAAATTCTTTTTTAGAAAAAAGACAAGATGAATTAGAAGCTAAAAATCTTCTAAATAATTCAGCATCTTTAAATCCTATCATATCCCCAGTTAATAATAAAAGATCTGTAATGTTTGCTGAAGGTGGAATAATTCCTAATTATACTCCAATTAATGTTGAAAAAGATGAGTTATTGGTAAATGATAAAGGTGATATTCTTAAAGAATATAAGAATAAACCACCTCATCCTAAAACAGGAATCAATACTTTAGGAAATACTATGGAAACTGTAGGTAATATAATTATACCTAAAAAATATTCTAAGATGTATAAAAATGGAGATTTGTTAAGAAAAAGTTCTATACTAATGAATTTAAAATTTAAATAATATGGCTTTAGAAGTAAGAAAATATAAAATTCAGGACTTAGTTAATTTAAGTAATTCTAATGATCCTTTTATAGCAGGTGCTGCCAAAGAAGAATTACGAAGAAGATCTGCATTAGTGGATAATGATACTAGGACTCTCTTTGATAAAGATTTATCTATTCCATATAGTAATTATAGAGAACCAAGTACAGGTAATAATATTGGTTATGCTCCTAGTATTGCTTATGCTCCTAATATTAATTATAATTCAGAACCAAATATAATTCCTCCAAGTACTACTGTAAATAGTACTCCTTTTAGTGGTATTCCTTTAATGTCAGCTAAGAATGTAAGTACTCCTCCATCTAATAAACCATATGATGTCAATTCTCTTTATCCACAAACATTAAGTTCAAATAGAAAAGCATCTGATGGTAATTTTAGATTTTATAATTATCCTGGTAAAAAGAAAGAACCAGATGTACAAAGAAATCCTTCTGTATTACCATATGCTACTTCAGCAGTACTATCTTCAGTAGGTCCATTAACATATTTATTTAGAGAAGGTGAAAAATATGATAGAGTAAAGTATGGTGATATTAATCCTAGTTTACAAGATCCTCATGAAGAATTAATGCAACAATCATTAGAAAATGCTGGACTTAAATACGATTTAAAAAGAGTTGCTGGTTCTAATGCTGGTTTATATATTGCAGGAAGACAACAAGCAGCAGTAGATAATATGATGAGAAAGTCTAAAATTATAAGAGATTATGGTAATGTAAATGCTAATATATTAAATAAAGCTAAAGAATTTAATAAAAGTAATGAAATTAAAGCTAAGGAACAGACTGCTGCAAATAAAGGTAAAGCAAAAAGTAATTTTTATCAAGCATTATATGATGTATCAGGAAATCTTCAAAATTCTATAAAAGATTATAGAATGGATAAAGAACAAGTTGGAAATATTAATTACATTAATCATATTCTTCAAAATTATGAATATGATGATAAAGGAAATCTTGTATTAAAAAATAAAAAATAATGAGTGTCAATCAATATACACAATTACCTGCTAATCAGTATGTATCTCAATACATACCTAAGAATTTAGATTTCATGCTGAAGGCTGGATTAGCAGCTGATCAAAATTATAATACAGGATTAGCAGCTGCTGAAACTTTAAGTAATGATTTTTTAAATATTAAAAATTTACCAGGAGTAGATGATGCAAGAAGAAAAGAAGAATCTGATAAATATCAGAATGCTTTAAATAATATTATTCAAAGAAATAATGGAGATTATTCTAAAATGTTACCTGAATTAAGAAGTCTTAAAAATGATTTTAATATTAATAAAACTAATGGTAGAATAGGAGCAATGGAAAATTCTTATGCAGAATATAATAAAATATTAAAAGATGTTGAAGGAAGAACTGATGTATCAGAAACTAACAAGAAACTTTATATGGAAGCTGGTTTATATAATTATAATTTAAATGGTGGAATTGGTGATAAACCTAACATGTATGGTAGATATAATTTATATAAACCAGGAATATTATCAAAAGATGTAAATGTTGTAACAAGAGCTAATGAATTAAATGAAAAGATTAATTCTATATATGAAAGTAAATCTTCAGGTTATACTATAGATAGGAACAAAACTTTAGCAGCTGGAGTTCCTGTGTATGTAAAAGTAACAAATGGTAGAACTGAAGTATTTGGACCTGAAGAAAGAAAAGCATTATTATATAATAACTTAATGTCTTCCAGAGATGTAATTGAAAGTGTAAATCAAGATGTTGCATTAAGAACATATAATTATAAACCAGTATATGATAATACTTCTCTTGTTGGTTATGAATCAGATGGTAAAGTTTTTAATCCAAATTATATTAGTAAAACAAGTTCAGATTATATTGAGAATATAGCTAAAACTGTAGCATATGGTACAGCAGGAAATGTTGTAGCAATGAAAGATGCAAATGGTGGTATTCATTATTATTCAAAAACTGAGTCTACTCAAGATAATATGATGCAATTACCAAGTGATTTAGTAAATCAAAAAGAAGTTTTACTAAGAAGTAGACCTAAAGAAAATGATGTTGATAATAATAATTTTAGTGTAGGTTTAAAAAGAGAAATAAATGATGGAGAAGTAAAAGATGAAGTTAAAACATTAGCTGATGTAGGTATTTCTGGAACTGGAAAAGATAGTACAGGAAAATTAATTACTGAATACTCATCACCAAGTTTAGAAAATTTAGAATGGCTTAGTGATGGTAAACCAGGAAATAAAAATACTGTAATTAATGATAATATAATTAAAAAAGTAAATAAAATTAGAGAATTTTATCCAGACTATCTAAGTTCTTTTACTGATAAACAAGTATTTGATATATATGTATCCATGTATAATGCTAATCGTAATAGAGAATCTATTGCTTTAGATACAAAAAATTTAGATATGGAAACATATTCTCAAAGTATAGTTGGTAATACTAAAAATGCTCCTAGAATTACAGGAAAATTAACAGATAAATTTACAGGTGAATCTATAGACCTTAGTGCTCTTCCTCAAAGTATTACTTATAGTACATCTACTGTAAAACCAGCATCTAAATTAGCTGGTGCTTCAGTTAATATTCGTTTAGATGGAAGTAAAGAAATAGTCTATACAGATAGTGATAATAATGTAAAACAATATATATATAGAGCAAATGATGACTTAGAAAAAAATCTATCTCCTTTTGCTGTTATTCAAAATAGTATTGATAAACTTGATTTTGGAACCCATGATTTGCCTGGTATGAGTGCTATAGATAAAGTTACTTATACTATTAAACCAAATATTAGTACAAAAGAAATAACAGTAAGTATTAATAAAGAGTTAGATAGAGATAAATTAGTACAAAGAGTAATTTTACCAAATTTAAATGCAACTTTTGGTACTAATTATAAAAACTATAATGAATTTCTTAAATCATCAACTGTAAAACAACAAAATTTTCTTATTGAAAAAACAAAAGAATTTATTATTAATAATGGATATGTAAATAATAATGGTATTTTTGTAAAAAGTTCTGACATATTTTCTCCAGATGGTATTGAAAATTATGTAACAGATGTTATTAAGAATGAAATAAGAACTGATAGAATGTTACCAGCAAAAAAAGATAAAATTCAACAAGAAGAACGAACAAATTTAGATACTCCTCAAATTCAATATTTAGATCCAGAATCAGAATAAAATATGGGAAATAATATAAATCCTAATAAGGATAATTCAGATAATTATTATTTAAGTAATTTTGGTATTACTAAAGAACAATATGATTTAAGTACTAATAGCATACAAGATGATGCAAAAAAACTTTCTCCATATTGGAATATTCCTTTAAAAGAAGGTCAAGAAGCATCTTCATTATTTACAGGATTACCAGGAGTTTCTGATAGTCAATATAATCCTCAAGGTGGTCTAATGTTAGAGGATTTTGAAGAAGGTATTGGAAATATAAGAGCTAGAAATCAAGGGTTAGTAGATGAAGCTACTAATGGTTTTTTTAGAGGTTTATATAAAACTGGAGCTATGGCTGTAACAAGTATACCTTACTTAGCTCTTACATTATCATCATTAGGTCCTATGAGTTCTAAAGCATTAGGTTTAGATCATCAAGATAAAGGCTATGGAGAATTATTTCTAGAATCTTTTGATAATCCTGTAGGAAAGTTATTAGAAGATACTGAAAATTATTTAGATGATAAACTTCCAGTATACAAGGATAGTAAGGTAGAAAATGGAGGATTTATAGATAATATATTTAAATCTGAATTTTGGTTATCTGATGGTGTTGATGGAGCAGCTTTCTTTGCTTCAGCTTGGGGTACTGGAGGATTATTAAAACTTGGTAAAGTAGGTCAAATGTTAGCTAAAACATCTAAAGGTGCTATAGCTATTGATAATGGACTTATTGCAGCAATTAATACAACAAAAGAATCTGTAATGGAATCTATAGATGCTGCTAAAGAATTAAAACACTATTTTAATGATAAATTAGATCCTAATTCAAAAAATTATGATCCTATTAATCCAGAAACAGGTCAAGATTATACACCTGATGAAATTAATCAAATAATTGGAGAAAGATCAGGATATGTTTTTTTAGCAAATATGGCTCTATTAACAGTACCTGAATATTTCAAAGCTAAAATTATCAATAGAGCTTTTAGTCTTGATAAATCTTTGATAGAAAAAATTGTTAAAGAAGGTACATATAAAGGTTTAACAAGAGGTCAAATTTATAAAAAAATAGGTACAAAAGCTATTACTGGTGGTTTAGTTGAAGGATTTCCTGGTGAAGAATATCAACAATCTGTAATTCAAAGATATAATAAAAATAAAGCAATTGGTAATTATGATCCTAATAGCTCTATTTTTAGTAATATTGTTAATGAAGAACTAACTGCTATACAAGATCCTTCAGTACAAAAAGAATCAGGTTTAGGAGTAGTATTTGGTGGAGCTGGTGGAGCATATGGAGCTAAACTTGAAACAGCTAATGAATTAAAAAAGGGAAGTGTCTTAAATACATTATTAAAAATAAATTCAAATTCATTCAATAATAGTTTATTTGATGTTGCTAAAAGAGATAAAGATGGTAACATACAATATGATTCTAAAAATAGACCTTTAATAGATAAAAGTAAACTAGATGAATATAAATCTAAAGGAGATGATCTTTTAAAAAGACAAGCATATCTTATGGATGCTTTAGAAGAAAATGACAAAGATGCTTTTGAATTTATTCAAAATATGACATTTTTTAATTATGCTTATACATTTTTAAGAGAAGAAGGTGGATTACAAGCTCTTAAAAGCAAAATTAAAGATGAAATAGTTCCAGGATTTTTATCAGAATATTCTAATTTTTTATCTGAAGAAGAATTAAAAAAAATGTCTTCTGAAATAGAAATTAAATATAATACTTTAGCTGAACAAGCACAAAAAAATTATGATAAGATTTCTTTATATGGTCCTGATTTTGGATCAAAAATAAAAACAAATAAAGAAAATAAAGGGTTTTTAGCTTCTTATTTAGAAGATCATTTATATGCAATGTATTCTGAAATGAATGCTCAGACTTTATATAAGAATACTATAAATTCATTAAATCATGAAATATTAAGTTTTGAAAATAATGCTGAAGGATTAGATAATCCTATTGATGCTATAGGTTTAAATAAACTAATAAATAAATTAAAAGAGTATCAAGGTATATTAAATACAAGTTTAGCTCAATATAATGAGTTTTTAAAAGAAACATCTTCACAAAAAGAATTTGAAAGATACGCTAATGAAAAAATAAAAGCAAATAGGACTAATACTGAAACTTCTGATACTGAAACTTCTGAAACTCCTGAATCAGGTGACACAGATGATTTTGAAAATCCTTTTATTGAACCAGAAACTGATTTGGAAACTGAAGAAGATTATCCTTCAAATGAAACAGATGAGGCAACTCATCAAGGTATATTAGAATTATATGAAGAAGATCAGAAAAGAAAACAACAAGAAGGGCAACAGCAACAGCAGCAAGGAGAAGAAGAACAGCA